GGTTATAAGGAAGCTTACATAGAGGTTATTCCCTACTCATATAAAACTCATCCAACAATTACTAATGTTAGTCTAGTTTATATAAGACCCTTTACATCTACTAAAGGTTACATTATGACAGTAGACCACAGCGAGGGCTTACCGTTAAACAGCGATTTAATTGGAGAATCAATTGGTAAATTCGATAAGCTGTACGTTTGGGGTAAAAAAGAATTCATGCATTTTTACTGGCAGTTCAAGGAAGCAATTGATTTATCTTTATTAGCCCCTGATTATGAAAAATTATCAACTCCTACACATAAGATATTAGAACAAAGAAATAAAAACAAACAAGATATTAATAAGATTATCCCATTAGTTAAACACTATGAATCGTGTGAAGAAAATTACAATAATTTAAAAAAATACAAAGATGCACAAGTCAATAAATTTTACAACAACACAGTACCCTTGGTATTCAAATTTATCGAACAAAATGGTATACGAGTGGATTCCCAACTCTTCGAAGACTACTTCGACTGTAATAGCCAAAATAGAATCTACACTCAATACAATCTCAACACTACAACAACCAGACCCTCAAACAAATTTGGGGGAATAAATTTTGCTGCTTTAAATAAAGAAAATGGATGTCGTAAGGCATTTATTCCTGAAAATGACAAATTCCTTGAAATGGATATTTCAGCATATCATCCAACACTTGCTGCTCGCCTTGTAGGTTATGAATTCGATGCAGAAGATATTCATGAGTCATTTGCTAAAATGTATAAGGTAGATTATAAAAAATCTAAAGAACTTACATTTAAACAACTATATGGCGGAGTATTCAAGCAATATAAGGATTTAGAATTTTTTGTAAAAATACAAAAGTATGTAGATGAATTATGGGAAAAGTATAATAATGAAGGATTTATTGAATGTCCTATTTCTAATCATAGATTTGAAAAGGATAAATTAGATGATATGAATCCACAAAAACTATTTAATTATCTACTCCAGAACTTGGAAACGTCACTTAATGTTCGTATATTGAAGCAGATAATAGAAAAAATAATGAATGCCCAAACTAAGTTAGTGCTTTACACTTTCGATGCATTCTTATTTGACTTAGATAACAGTGAAGAAATAATAATAGAAGATATAAAGAATATTTTCAAAGAATATGGATTAAAAGTAAAAATTAAGCATGGAACAAGTTACGATTTTGGATAATGTTAACAATATTTATGGGGAGAAATACGATTTTGAAAACCCACTAAATATAGGAGACTTGAATAACAAATTATTTTGTACCTTCACTACATTGGAAGGAATTGATGGGTTAATAAAGGAATTAACCTCCCGATATTCTATAATGTATAATAAGATGTTTGTTCTTTACATTAAGAGCAATGATGAGTATGTTGTTACTTACAATGTAGATCAGGGTAATGTTCAAGATATACCTGAAAATACAATTTTAGTTCATAGAAAAAAAGAAACAAATACTTTATATACTATAAATGCTCTAAACGAGCTAATTAAAAGCCTAAATGGTGGAGTAGTAGATACTAAATTCCCTATAGATTGGCAACACTACAAAAACTGTGTTTTATTAACTCAACACAATGAGTTAAAACAGCTAAATACAAAAATTCATAAAATAATTGAATTATAATTTGGCTACCGCATTCCCCTTCATTATATTTACCCCGTATTAATTATTAAAACTTATAAAAAAATGGATTTAAACGCTATTAAGTCGAGATTGAGCACCTTAAACAAATCATCAAACTCGCAAAACAAAGAAAAAAAAGATTACACATTAATTTATTGGAAACCTAGAGAGGAAGGAAAATATCAAATTAGATTTGTTCCCTCTCAACACAAGGTTACTAATGATCCCTTCCACGAGGTTATGATGCATTATGGAATTGGAAAATTTCCAATTATGGCTTTAACAAATTGGGGAGAAGATGATCCTGTTGTTGATTTTACAGCTAAATTAAGAAAAACATCTGAGCCTGAAAATTGGAGATTAGCTAAAAAATTATCTCCAAAATTGAGAATATTTGCTCCTGTAATTGTTAGAGGGGAAGAAGATAAAGGAGTTAGATTATTTGAATTTAGTAGAACACTTTATATGGAATTACTATCAATTGCAGATGATGAGGATTATGGTGATTTTACTGATGTTGCTTCAGGACATGATTTTGTAGTTAATGCTACTAAAGTTCAAGATAGGTTAGGATTTAACTTAAGTTTAAGACCAAAACCCAAAACTACTCCTTTAAGTGAAGATGCTACAACTGTTAAAGAATGGTTAGCTACTCAACCTTCATTACTAGAAGAAAGATTTAAATACACTTACGATAAATTAAAAGAAGAATTACAAAAATTCATCTCCGAAGAAGAGGGGGATGAAGGTGAAATCACTTCTGAAAAACCTGTAGGATTTGAGGATGATAAAGAAAAATCAACTTCAAATAATTTTGATTTAAGTACTCAAGGTAAAAAACCAACTTCTAAAGCAAACGAATTCGATACATTATTCTCAGATGATAATAGTGACAATGATGATTTACCATTTTAAATAGAAGAGTATGGCAAAAAAGAAAACACTACAGGAGGCAGTCTCCAAAGAAATAAAATCTAAATTTGACCTAAATTCTTTTAAACAAAAAAAAGGACTTAAACAAAACGTTAAGTTTAAAGATCAAGAATGGATACCGCTTTCAAAAGCATTCCAAGATGTAACATCAGTTCCTGGAATACCAATGGGACATATTGTTCTACTTAGAGGACACTCAGATACGGGAAAAACAACTGCGCTTTTAGAAGCTGCAGTTGCTGCCCAAAAGAGACAAATCATGCCCGTTTTCATCATTACAGAAATGAAATGGTCTTGGGATCATGCTAAGATGATGGGAATGGAAGTTAATGAAGTTGTTGATAAAGAAACAGGTGAAGTTGTAGATTATGATGGTAATTTTATCTATGTTGATAGAGAAACTATTCATACAATTGAAGATGTAGCTGTGTTTATTTTAGATTTAATTGATGAACAAAAGAAAGGTAATTTACCTTATGATTTATTATTCCTATGGGATTCAATAGGATCAGTACCTTGTGAAATGTCCATTAAATCAAATAAAAACAACAACGAATGGAATGCAGGTGCAATGTCCACCCAATTTGGAAATAATGTTAACCAAAGAATTACATTATCTAGAAAGGAATCCTCAAAGCATACTAATACATTGGTTTGCATTAATAAGGTATGGACCGCCAAAGCAGAATCTCCAATGGGTAAACCTAAATTGATGAATAAGGGTGGATTTGCTATGTGGTTTGATTCAACTTTTGTAGTTACATTTGGTAATATTTCAAACGCTGGAACATCTAAGATTAAAGCAATTAAGGATGGCAAGCAGGTAGAATTTGCTAAACGTGTTAACTTACAAATTGATAAAAATCACATTAATGGAGTTACCACAAGGGGTAGAATAGTTATGACACCCCACGGTTTTATCAATGATACTGATAAGGAACTTAAGGACTACAAAACCCAAAACACAGATGCTTGGAGAAAGATTTTGGGTGGAGGTAATTTCCAAATTGTTGAGGAAGATCATGAATACAATGATATATCCTCTTACACAGAAGAACCAGAATAAACTATGAGAAAGAAAGAATTATTAGCCCTCCTGAATGAAGATCAGGAGAATGACACCGATATGTTTAAAGGTGAAAGAATCCTACTAATAGATGGATTAAATTTATTTTTTAGAAACTTCGCAGTACTACAGATGGTTAACCCAAAAGGGGTACATATTGGAGGGTTAGGTGGTTTTTTTAGATCCTTAGGAGCATTAATACGACAAATCCAACCCCATCAAGTCTATATGGTATTTGATGGGGCTGGTTCTTCAATGAATAGAAAAAACATCATTCCAGAGTATAAATCAGGTAGAGAAAATCAAAAAATTACCAATTGGGGGGCATTTGATAATGTAGAAGAAGAGCATGATGCTAAAGTAGACCAAATGGTAAGAATCATTCAATATTTAAAAACCTTACCTGTTAAAACTGTATCGATAGATAAGGTAGAAGCGGATGATATTATCGCATATTTAAGCCATAAAGCGTTAAAACAACCCGGTGATAAGGCAATCATAGTCTCCAGTGATAAGGATTTCCTTCAATTGGTAAGCGACCAAGTTGTAGTTTATAGACCTATGGAGAAGCGATTCTACACTAAAGAATATTTTCAAAATAAGTATAAAATGTCTCCTCAAAATTTTATTATTTATAAAACCTTGTTAGGAGATAGTTCTGATAAAATAGTAGGAGTTAAAGGGTTAGGAGAGAAAAAATTACATAAACTCTTCCCCGAATTAAGTACTAGAGATGTTTCATGGCAAGACATTTTAGATATTTGTGAAAAGAAATTAAAAGATCATGTTATATATGCTCGAATACTCCAAGGAATAAATGAATTAGAAAAGAAT